ACATGGAGGACTTCCAGTTTGACCCAGGCACCCTGATCCCTGCCTATAGCAAGGAAGCAGATGGGGATGCGTATGACCCAGCCTACGATATGTATATCCCACGGGCGAAGCGGGCGAAGCTGCATCACAAGCAGTTCACCTTCCAGATTACGCCGAACAGCCTCCTGTCCATCTCGCAGATCTCCCGGAAGATGATGTATCTGCGGTTGCACCGGGAAGGCTTGATGGACCCGTGGACGCTGTTTGAGGTGCTGGAGATTCCGAACGGTGGATCGCCGCCCTCAGGCACCAAGGAAATCCCGAAACGGATACAGGAAGCGATGGCCATGGGGATTGGGCAGGAGGTCCCGACACCGGGACCAAAGCCCACGGGACAGTCCCCACCAAAATTGGAACAGAAACCTGATGCGGACGGAATCCCCCGTCCGGTCATCTCTGAGTCAGACTAAGGAGCAACACAGATGCTACAACGTGAACCGGTCCTGGTTGGGCAGATCGTGGCAGTAGTTGGGGTAATGGGCCTCTTCTGGGAGCCGGTGCGGTCGGCCCTGGAAGCCGTAGGGGGTGAGGCAGGCTTGGTAGTTGCCGTGGGCACCCTGGTCACGTTTGTGACAACAATCATTCGGAGCCGTGTTTCCCCGGTAGAGTAACTTATGTGGAAACGATTGTTGAACACGATCCTGCTGATCCTGAAGTTGGCCAAGAGCAAGGGCCTCTTCCACAAGACGTCGGGGATCTCACCAAGACGGGTACCAAGAGATTTACCACCAGACGAGTAGTCCGGTGGTATTGGTGGGGCTTCTGTTTTTGGTCCGTCTTCTACCTTTTGTCACTGTATGGATGTGATAGCGCTTGACGGCTGCAGTCTTATCAGATGACGATATGGGCAATGGCGACTCCTCCTTCCGCCAGAAACCCTGGTGGGGCCTGGGAAACATCCGACACGATACCCTGGGCCCCACCTTCTTAAAGAAGGAGTAGGTTGGAGGATTCGATGATCAGCACACCTTTTTCGGATGCAATCTGCAAACCAGGTAAGGGAAGCCGTTAAATGCCTGTCATGCCCGGAATGCCTGGAATGGGTGCTCCACCACTACCTCCCATGGGTGGTGGTGAGGGGGCACCAACGTATAGCAGCATGCTGCCCGCAGAGCAGGGCCAGCCCGATATGACAGGGGCTGGAATGGGGCAGAACCAGACGGGTAATGCTGCGATGCGCTTGGCCATGGAGCTGGATGCGTCCATGAAACTACTCGCTCAGATGGTTCCGCAGTTGGGCCCCTGGGCAGAGCAAGCAACTTCTCAACTGCGAGCACAGTTAGGACAAGCCCTCATGGGGGGCGACATCCCAACAGGCGCTGAGCCATCAGAGAACGCAGCGTTCCCCGGTGGACAGGGCCGACTCTAACGGAAGGGACAAACTGCTTGCTGGATCCCCTATGGGAAGGTGAGCGGGTAACGTCCTGGACCCAAAGGAGACCATATGGCGTTTGACGCAGAACAGTTTCTGGCCGATGTCCTGAAGAATGTCCCTGAGGACAAGAAGCAGGTTGTCGAGGAAGCGCTGGGAATGGAAGCTGTTTCCAAGGAATTGGAATCAGGTTATTCCCGACAGTCAGACTACTCTCGAAAGATGGACGAGTTGCGATCAGCGCGGGATCAGGCGCAACAGGAGATCGTCCACCAGCAAGGAGCAGTGGATGCAGAACGCTCCCGATACGTTGATTGGTACGAAGGGGCGAACAAAGACTACACTGCTGCGATGGAGAAGTTGAATGCCTACAAAGATGAGTATGGTGATCTTGAGGCAGGAGAAGGAAAGGAACCGACTGTGGCCTCACTACCATCGAATGCGCTCACCCGTGAAGAGCACTCACAAATCCTCGCTGAACAGTTTGATCGGCATGACCGCCAAGCGATTCAATTCGCTGATATCCTGACCGATCTGAAGTTGGAGCATAACCAACGCTTCACTGAGAAGCTGGACACAGCAAAACTGTTCGACCATGTACAGAAGAGTGGGTTGCCCATCCAGGCGGCCTACCAGGATCTGATCTCTGATCGGGTGCAGAAAGCCCAGGATGAGAAGATCCAGGAACAGATTAAGCAGGCACGAGAAGAGGGCATGATGGAAGGACGGAGTCAAGCCCAACTTCCAGTGCGCCCTGATTCTTCTAGTCCCCGCCCGCTCGATGGGCTGGATAAGGAGTCAACCTCGGAGGATCGTGTGAACGCAGCTGCGTCTGCATGGCGTCAGGCACAGCTAGCACGATAGCCTCTCTTCCTAGGGAAGGTAAGCATGGCGTTCCTTGATGAACTGAACACCTATACACGAAAGCACATCGTCGGTGGGGTCGTAGACAATGTGTTTAAGAATGACCCCGTCTTGGCGATGATCAAGGCGAACCGTTCCGTGAAGTTTACGGGCGGGACAAAGATCCAGGAGAACTTCCTGTATGCACCGATGGCCGGTGGATCGTATGCCAAGGGTGACACCTTTGACATCAGCCGCCGACAGACAGCCACTGGGGCGAGCTTCGATCCGAAGCACTACCAAGTGAATGTCACGGAGTTCAAGGAAGATATCCAGATCTTCAACAAGGGTGAGAATGCGGTGTTCCGGTTGATCGATGCTGATCTTCAGAACGCAGCGCTTACCATGTCAGCTATCCTGGCTATCGCGCAATACCGCGAAGGGCAGACCGCGTCCCGTACGAATGAGATGAACGGGTTCTCGGAGATGCTCAACGATGGGTCTGTGAGCAGCTGGGATGGCGCAGCCTACACGACGTATGGCACTCTCACACGCGGGGGCACCGTTGGCACGGCGCTCAACTCGCCCATGACGTCACCAGCTGCGTCGGTCTCAGGTCCAATCACGTACAAGATCTTGGAAGAGGCCTACAACAGCATCGTCATTGGCGCTGAGCATCCCGACCTGATGGTCACTACGAACCTAGGCTACTCCTACATCAAGGAGAAGTTCCAGCCGCAGTGGCGAGTGGAATCGCAGGACCCGAAGATTGGCTTCAACAGCCTCTCCTTCAATGCGTCCCGCATCTTCCAGTCGCAGTATGCTCCTGGGACCCAGGGCGTCAATGACGCCAACCTAGGGAACTACCTTGCGTCTGCCGGTGAGACGTTGTTCTACCTAAACACGAAATATATCCGGTTCTGGGTCACTGACGACGCTGAGTTTGGTTTTGGGTTCACTGGATTCAAGCCAGCGCAGGACAACACGCAGGTAGCCGGACAGTATCTGGCAACTTGCAATATGACAAATCAGGCTCCGCGTTTGATGCGGCACCTGTATGCCATCACCGGATAAGGAGCGATTGATATGGCAGGTGGACGAGGTTCGCATTTCCCAGTCCAGACAGTAGATCTGGGCCCAACTGGGTCGCCGCTGACGTTTAACGAAACGTCACTCCCGCACGGGGGTAAGCTCGGGATGCTCGTAGAATGGAGCAACCGTGTCTTTCGACTTGTGAAGGTAGACGTCAGTGAGACTGCAGTAGATAGTATCGACGGCGGTGTTGCTTACTGGGAAGACAGGTCCAATTGGACAGTCAACACAGACGCATCAGCCGGTGAAGCTCTCGCAAATGGTGTTGCTGGTGGTACCCATGTTGTAGTCGATGTCTCGGTCGGAACTGACCGGTATATCTACGTCCAGGTGGGTGGAGACCAAGCAGCAGTCCAGGTCGCAGCAAGCACAGCGATCTCTGACCAGATGAGTGGGCATGCTTCCACTGACAACATCCTTACTCGTACAGCAGCGGCGACAGCGTCGGTGAATCCAGTTGTTGCCGTAGCGCTTAGTGCTCGTGGGACAACGACGACCGACAACAGTGCTTCGCTCGCCAACAGTGCTAAGGTGCGGTGGCATCTTGGTATGTTGATGTAAAGGAGATCTGATTATGGCACTTTCTGTCTCCCTTACTGGAGATTGGTTGACCAGTGTTGGCAACCGTCAGCAATCACATGGAACGATCACCATGGACTCGTCGTATGCCACGGGGGGTGAGACCCTCGCGGCAGCCGATGTTGGCCTTGGGGTGCTTGATTCCTTGCAGCTAAACCAGGGTGAAGACGGGTATGTCTTCCACTGGGATAAGGCGAACGGCAAAGTGATGGCCTTCTATGGCGATAACGATGCTGGTGCTGACGGGGTCCTGGCGCAGGTAGCGAGCGCTGTCAACCTCTCTGCAGTCGTTGTCGAATTTGTTGCGACTGGACATTAGGAGGGGTAGGTGGCAGTTGACACCTTCTCCAGCATGTATCGGTCGCTGCGGCTCTGGGTCCCGGATCTGCCGATCTTCCTAGCGAAGCAGCTGATCCGGGATCGGTATCGCCGTGTTGCCGAACGTCGGGTGTGGTCAGCCCTGCGGGCCGAAGCGGAGTTCATTCTGAACGATGCCAAGATCGCTGGAACGGTCACTGCGACGAGGAACTCGGCAACAATCACGGGGTCAGGCACCGCATTTGCGTCGTCTGATGTCGGACGCCAATTCCAGGTTGGGAATCGGGCACCGACCTATACCGTCTCCGCAGTCGCTAATACGACATCGCTGACCCTGGACCGTGTCTACGGGGATACGATTGTAGGCGCAGGTTTGACCTATCGCATCCTGGATGCGTATGTCACCTGTCCTGCAGATTTCAAGCACTTCCTGGTGGTCTACGATCCGAAGCAGAATTGGCGGCTTCGGCACTTTGTCACCCAGGACGATATTGCACAGCTTGATCCTGCACGGTCATCAGCAGGCACCCCCTGGGCACTGATTGATCGGCGCTATTCAACGCTGACAGCCACAAAGGGGCGGGCCACCTACGAGATGTGGCCGTATTCTGCGTCGGCCCGAAACTATCCCTTCTACTACGAGAAGTCGGTAGCGGACCTGACGGACGATACGGACACGCCAGAGATCCCCATCCGGGGAGACCTCCTGGTACGGGGGGCGCTCGCGGATGTGTGTCGGTGGCCAGGATCTGCCGAACGTCCGAATCTCATGTATGACTCGAAAGGTGGAGCCTCTCGGACATGGGAAGCGGAGTTTGAGATGGGTGTAGCCGAACTGGAGCGGCAGGACGAGAATACCTACCTGACATGGTGGGGCACGAGTAACTGGAGTGCGTGGCCGTATGCCCCGATGGATGCGGCTTTCTTACAGAAACACGGGTATTAGCGAGGAGATTATGGCGATTGACACTCCGTTCAAGGGCACGGTAGGCCGTTCTGAGGTTCCCAGGCGTGGGTCATCGGGCACCTATGATAAAGAACCGCACTTCCCTGGGCGTGCCAGAACTGGCGGCATGCTTCCTGAGAAGCTCCGGGACGACATCACACCGAAGACGCCTGGGTTCATTTCACCAAACAAGACAGACATGATCTGGGGGAAGTAATGCGCCGATACGGCATCGTGGCCCTACTCATCGTTGCGAGTGCAGCGCTGGGGATTGGTCTCCCTGAACTCCAGGCACAGGGGCCATGCGCCGCGCAGATTCGTCGTGCCCTGGACGCCTGGGGGCTGA